GCCAGTTACGGACCCCTCATTACGCAAATAATCAACTGAGATGGAGTAACACCTCAAGGAGCCTGAGTACCAGTCATAATCTGAAGGTGTGTCTATGTAAGACAATCTGCTTTTGACATCTGGGTTGAATATTCCATTCATTGTTCTAAACACTGAATTAAACTCGCAAAGGTACTCCGAAAAATTGCTTTTGTACATGTTTCTAATTATTCCACAGTTGTTGGACACCGTTTTGTGCAGCCATAGGCTTCTTGAAATTACTCTATACACTGACTCCTTGTCAACCAACTTTATGATTCTTATGTAGTCATCTGAAGTATCATATGATTCAACTTTAACACCTAGGTTTAATTTGTGAAGCTCTTCACTGCATATCAATACGTCTCTAGCATACAATGATGATGTGCATCCGAGAACACCTTGAAACATACCTTGAAAAGAAAATAAATACTGGTTTTCAACGTTCAAATAAGGTAGAGTAGATGTAAGCTCTCTCATTTCCTCCAATTCTCTGCACAGTTTGCTAAACTCATTGTTTCCTTCTAGATTCTTTGATTCACGAATAGTTTCAAAGAGAACATCTGGCAGCTTGAAAACCTTCAATGAGAACTGTTTAAATAGCTCGATAATCAAAGTTTGTTGTGCACCTTCTAGTCTCATACAAAGATTAAAACACATGAGATAAGGCATGAAGCTAGGACCCCACTGACTACAATCAGCATTATCAAACACTACACCAGTATCTCTCGAACTCATTGACCTTTTCCATGCTTCTGATATAACATCATCCTTGTCATCACACTCAATTAGATTAGTTCTATCTCCTAAGGAGCCATCCACTGCCTTTACTCTTCTGGAACACGTTTCTATAGTGTAAGCACACAATCTGAGACAAGAGTTTAGAACAGCTATCTCCCTTGGCCCTATCTGATCTTTATGAACCATTTTTGCGACACAAAGTCTTTCTTTAATCATGTTGTCACATACCACCGGAAGAAGGCTTATTGATGCATCTTTAACTCTTGCAAGATCTTCTACAGTTAAATCTTCCTTTTTGCATGAAGAAATAGGCTTTGTCAGTCTGACCAGATCTGATTTCTCTTCAACAGAGCAGCTACCCAAATACTCTGAAAAGTTTTTAAGGATAGTCCTATAACCCTTACTATTTTGATTGATGGTTTCCTTAGTTGTTTTCCCATCCACAACCTTGGTTACAACAGATACAGGACAGACAGAAAACTTACCATTTGATGATACAGATCCTCTGTTGTTGGCAACATCATTCAGGCTCATATCAAGCAGAGATTTTTCCATGTTGTAATTGTCTCTAATGAATTCTAAAACTGTCGTATCAGATGTGACTCTTTTATGCATCATGCTCCGTCTTATACCCATAAGTGTGGTAAAC